CACACTCTAAACTTCGGTACTACCATTCTTCGCCTCTTTCTACACGTTCAACCAAACAATCGCCGCAATACCCCGTTTGAAAGATACTGCTATAGTCCGACGTGCCCTCTTTGTACTTGTACCCACATTCTTCGCAGGTCTCAATTTTCTGTATCATTTTCTGCCTCCTGCTTTACAGTACTCACTACCCAAACTCTACCACCACAAATCTTTTTCACCAACTTGTCTTTAAGCACTTCTTTTATTTCGTTGATAGCTAAACTACGTTTTCCCGACCTCATCACTCCACCTCCACAGGCTCATAACTAATCTTGACCAATATCCCTAAACCATCATCATTTGTTAGTTTAGCCTCCATCGAATCACTACCTTCTTCTTTCAGCATTGCCAAAATGTCAGTTATTGTCATTTTTAAAAACGCATCTGGCGTCATTATTCTACTTCACCTCTTTCGCAAACCCTGCATTCCAAGCCCACTCAAAATCCTCTTTGATTTCGGATTCGGTGAATTGGTTTCTTTTCTTCTGTTTCCATTTGGTGTCGTTGCTTGCGTCAAGACATATACCATTATCATTTCTACTCAAATATCTGTAGTCGCAATAAGAATTTGGGTCAGGTATCTCAACCGTGTACAACTTCTCAAGCTCAATCTCGTAGCCGTCGTACCGAGCAACTACAAAGTCGCGTTGGTTGTCTAAAATCCAATCATTTACTGCAGATGGGACTACTCGTCCATCTTCTGCAGCGTTCAAAACTTTTAACAACGGACTAGCGTGTCGATATTCTTTTAACCACTCTGCCACAAACTTCGGCACCACAACTGTCTGCGGTTGGTCGATTTGGGAGATGATATTACATGCTGACGTGCAAGTAACCCAACCAGTACCATTTGCTATGTTTGTTAACTTCTCAATCGCTTCCTGTTTGTTCATTTGTTTCCTCCAATCTCCTCGCTATCGCCTCAATCACATTAACCGTGACTGAGTTGCCAGCTTGCTTGTATAGTTGACTATTACTGTTTACTGCCTGGGCTCTATCAAACGCCCAATCTGGAAAACCTTGCAACCTCCAACACTCGCGAGGTGTCAGTTTGCGGATGCGGATACCATCTAATATGCCGAATGTCCCTGCTTTGGTATTCCCCTGATGGCCACTGGCAGTGAGTGTGCCAACCTCGTCTTTGGTTTTTCGGTTGTAAAAATCATAAACCTTAACATGATTATTCTCCTGCCAGCTGTTGCTGGTCAATGTCGGGGTGATATCATGCTCGCCACCCTGATTGTAGCCGTGGCCTCGTTGGATGATTTTCGGCTGTTGACCCTCAATAATGTACGACCCGCTCCCTTGTGCTTCTCCGTACCTGGCGGTAATGGTATTTGTTGATTGTCCTTGTAGGCTACCAATTTCCTTGTCGCCTCTTTCGAAAGGAAATATCGCTCGTCCACCTGCTCCTCTAAGATGTCCGATAATAAACACCCGCTCTCTGTTCTGGGGGACTCCAAAATTCTTGCTCTCGAATGTATTTCCGTTGTCATGGTTGAGGAGTCCTGTGACATTTTCAAGGAATAGATATTTAGGTCTGAGAATAGATGCGAACCTAGCAATCTCAAAGAATAAAGTCCCTCTAGTATCCTCAAATCCTGCTCGCTTTCCAGCAATGCTGAAAGCCTGGCACGGAAATCCTCCACAGATAACGTCCACACGTCCGATTCCTCGAACAGACTCATCTGTGACTCTTGTGATGTCATGAAATTCAAATTCTCCTTCTGTGTTGTGAATTGCTTTGTAGCTCTTTCTGGCGAATTGGTCTATCTCGCAAAAACCGACACATTCGTGTCCGGCTCGTTCCATACCGAGACGGAAACCACCAATGCCAGCAAATAGGTCAAGAAATTTCATTCTTTCCGCCCTTTCAACCACTCTGGCATATCCTGTCCGATTTCGATTTCTTCGTCATGAGCCATCAACTACCCCCATACCTCGTCCGATTTCGATTTCTTCGTCATGAGCCATCAACTACCCCCATACCTCGTCCGATGATATTCCTCAGCCATACGATCCAGTTCGGCTACAAAATCATCACCAGGCAAAGCCATCAACCGAGCCTTTTCAGACATCCGAAGCGGATAATTCGCTACTTGCCAATCCAACATCTTGTCTAACTTCAAATAACCGTCCATTAGTCCTCCTCAATCAAATAAAAATTTCCATAATCTTTCAAGGCTCTTGAAACATGGATAGCAGCTGCACGACTAGCAAACCGCATAGCCTGTCGCTCATTGCCATAAAAAATATCAATTCCTGCACAGCTGACCTTTACTTCTCTGACGAATGGCTTGTCTTTTTTGGAACCATGTTTTAGCGAGTAACATTTTACCTTGTCTAATCCTTCCATAAGTTCATAGCCTCCAAAAATTCAGGCGAAACATCAACATTCTTAGGCAATTCCTGTTGTCTCTCTGCCTGATGAGCCTTTACAGCCTCAACCGTCAGCAACCCCTGTTTCTTCCAATTCCGTAAGATGCCATTGATATAATTCATAAATACCTTACCGTTTAATACAGCCTCTTTAAGAGCCTCACGAATAACAGACTCATCAAAATGATCTTCATTGACCCACTTCTCAATATCCTCAATCTCAAACGGACTAAGAAAACGACCCAAGCCCTTTTCAAAATCTTTAAATAAATTTTGAAGATCGTATTTATTTATACAACTACTATTACTATTACTATCTTCAGTCTTATTATATTCAGTCTTATTAGTCTTAAAATTCTTGTCATCTTGAACTAAAGAATTTTTAGTTCTGTGTTTAAAATTTTTAACTTCATGAGATAAAGACTTAGGTCCTTTCAAATAAATACGATTTGACAAAGTCAACCCCTGACGGACCTCATTTAACAGACCCATACTCGCCAATTCTTTCTTAGCTTTGATAACAGTCGGAATGGAACAATCAATCCCCTCCTCCTTACTAGCAAGACTCTCGTTCGAATAGTAAATATAAATCTTGCCATTATCATCAAACCATTCATTCTTCAAAGAAAGACCAAGTCGATCGTACATCAAAGCGTAAATCATCTTCGCTTGCAGAGAAAGATTACAATATGGACCCTTCAACAACCATTTCGGAAATTGAAAGTACTGAAACTTCTCAACCTCATTCTTAAAAAAAGTCGCAGTCTTCTCCATAATTCCCTCCTTGTCAAAATCAACTGATCAATGCGCTCTCGGACAGATGTATCGGGAATCCAGTCAAGTTTCCGCATTCTCGTTACATATCTCACATCTATACCGAGCAATACCGCTAGTTCATCATTAGTCAGCTCACAATTTTGTACCCAAATAGCGTAATCCACCCCTGTATTAGACTTCAAATCCCCTACTCGTTTGGGTACTTTGTTAGCAAATACATGTCTACGAGCCATTGAAACACCACCTAACTGTACCGTTCTAACATTCGCTTAAGCGTGTCATTCTCATCCCTTAACCGCTGATTCTCGATACGGTATTCATTGCGTTGTTCAGCGATTTCACGCACCATGTCATGCAATAGTTGGTTTTCCTGTTCTAGTGAATAGAGAGGACGAAGGATTGCGGGTACTTCTCGTTTAAAACTCTTAGTTAACAATCTGAGCATATCTCTCCCACTCCTTATCCACTTGCTGAGCGCTTCTCTTTAGCCCGTTACGAGCTTTTTCAATATCACAGGTACTCTGATACCCCATGCCTGCTTTAAAGCCGTACAGGTAATCTCTGCGCCGAATTTCTTCAAATTCTTCACGCATTCGCTTTTTCTCAGCCTTCCGCTGTTCTACTACTGCCGCCGTCAAAATCGCCACAGCGAAGATTCCTAATGTTAAAATTGCTTCTGTCATGATTTCCTCCTAAACTGTCAAAAAACGTTCTACATCTGATTCTTTGTAGTAAATCTTGCTAGTTTTTTCAAATGGCGGTTGATACCGCTTCAAACCCGCATCTTCCCACTTCCTTAGTGTCTCGTCTTTCAACTCCAAATCTTTCATCAACTTTTGACGAGATACTAAACCACAAGTATGATGCTCAAATTCTTTTTCGATCCGTCTGGTCAAGTAATTCTCAATAACGTCTATAATCTTATCCAAGAGGTTCAGCTCAAACCATCTTGACAAAAAACCTTGTTCTTCCATATTGACTCCTTTTGTAAATTCATCTTGCCTGCCGAATTTACTTTTGATATAATTTAATTAGATAATTTTGATAAAGACCTGACTGCCATCAGGCTTTTTTTATTGCCAATAATTACACAGATCAACGGACATAACCGCAGCCAAATTCTTCTTCTCTGTTTCAATCTGCCTACGATAAGGAGCTAAACCATCCAACCTCTCCTGCTCTGACTTAGGCAGGTAATATCCATTTGGCTTGGTCTTCTTTGCTACTATCGGATGATTAAAATTAACCCGCAAGCTTTCAATCACTTCTTCCAAGCTACGCTTTGAAATGCTGAATATTAGCCGTAATTCACTTGCTTGGATTGGCAAGTCGTAACTAGCATTATTTTTGATAGCATTGAGAACTTTGATTTCCAAATCATTCATTTCCCTAGATACTGTCATGCCGCTTCCTTTCTGATTTTTCCCAGTGCCACCACAGTCTCCCACACATCTAGCCCCTCAAGGCTATCAACTATCAGTTGACTGAGCTGGTAGTTTTTCTTTTGCCAGTTGGCAATCAATTTACTTTCCATGTTCTCTCTTCCTTTCCAATCTTGTTCCCTATCTCCTATCCATGCTATAATTTAGCTATCAAACAGAAAGGAGGTAAACATATGGCATCAAAATTTGATCCACTAATTATTGAAATACTGGACAATTATCACGATAAAATTCACGAAACCGTTCGTTATGATGAACTTGGAGAATTTCTTACTACTCTACTTTATAAATACAAAGAAATTCACCCGTATAAACGACCATCTGTTATCGAGATTGACGGCGTGAAAATAATTGATCCAGGCGATTTTCACATCTAATGCCTCTTAGTGATTTTTAATAATTCCAAGAAAAAATCACCGTTCTTTTCTTTGCTAAGTTTAAACGGTCCAAAGGCAGTAAGAATGTCTGACATCTTTTTCCTAAAACGCTTGTCAGACTCATGCCGCTCTAGTGCTATCTTACAAACAGTTCCCACAACTACGATAGATAGCACTATTTTTGTTGCCTGTTCAATCTTATTGAGTTTTTCCATCCCCTTCTCCTTTCTAGTTTGGGCTGATAAAGCCTCTGAGTAGCTTTATCTAATTCTTGTTCAGCCTTTTCTTGCCTTTTTTGACCTTTGACACGATATGCTGAATAAGCTTTTTCCCAAGCCTTGACTATATCCATAGTTGAGGCTTTTAATTTTCCGCTATATGGATACCGTTTTGGTCTCATGGTTTTCTCCTTTCTAGTTAGTTAGTAAATATGCTATAATTAAAATAAAAACGATTGGAGAACTGTTATGAAAAAGTATTTTGTTCCTGCGACAAACTGG